ATTATTTCTATTGTCTAAAAATCGTCAAAATAAGTTTTTGAAGGACCAAACTCACAACTATCGGCATCACCTTCTTCACATTGTTCCGCTTTTTTATTAATAGGTTTTAAGGGTTGTAATTGTTTATATAACCATTCAGGATCTACTTTTCTTTGTGATTGTCCAGAACCTACGTAAGTACCAATAACTGTCAGTGTGTTATATAATCTAGTGATACTATTTTGAATCATCGCACCAACCTGACTATCTTGATACATATCCTGAGCTTTTTCAAGACTCTTAATTATCTCTTTAATACCATTAGCCGCAGAAGACCCAGGATTTCTACCTCCAGCCCATTCTGATTGGTCCTCCTTAAGTAGTGGAGTGTACTCTCTAATGTTTAGAGAGGTAATACCTTCTTTTATAATTCCAATTCTAATTCTATTATATACATTATTAACATCTTCAGTTAACGCAACCCAATCTAAGCGTGGTGCGCGAGGTGTTCTTCTTTTCCCTTTTATGATTGATTCAGCAATTAATTTTTGTAAATGCTTCTTTTTTACGATAGTTCTTGGCATAGTCTATATTTTATTAATAAATACATCAAAAGTTAAGAATGTGCTCTAACTTACCTTAACTTTTATCTTATTCGTTTTTTTCTCGTAACTTATCGATAAGGTAGCTCCTTTTTTTACTTTAGATTTTAGTATTTCTTCGGCCATTGCATTTTCTAGATAAGTGGAGATTGCTCTAGTCATTGGTCGTGCTCCATATTTCTCACTATAACCTTTTTCTATTATTAGGGCTTTAGCGCTTTTATTAACTTTTATTGTATATCCCATTCCTAACATTCTTTCTTTTAATAGATTTAGGTGAACCTCTAGAATTTTCTCTATATCCTTTTTTTCTAATTTATTAAAGATTACAATATCATCTAATCTATTTATAAATTCAGGGTTAAACTGTTTTTTAAGATTTTTATCTATAATTGATTGTACTCTGTCATTGTACTGATCATCAGTATTACTTGTCTTAAAACCTACTCCAGTACCAAATTCCTCAACTTCTCTCATGCCAATATTAGATGTCATAACAATTAAACAGTTTCTAAAATTAACTTTTCTCCCCATACCATCTGTCATAAATCCTTCGTCTAATAATTGTAATAAAGAATGAAATATATCAGGATGGGCTTTTTCGACTTCATCAAATAGTACTAGAGAATATGGTTTACGTCTAACTTTTTCAGTTAATTGACCCCCTTCATTATAACCTACATAACCAGGAGGTGAACCTATCATTTTAGTCGAAGCGAATTTTTCGGAATATTCCGACATATCTACTCTAACTAGACTATCCTCAGTTCCAAAAACTTCTAGAGCTAATTGTTTAGCTAACTCCGTTTTACCAACACCTGTTGGACCTAAAAACATAAAACTACCAATAGGTTTATTAGGGTTTTTAATCCCTACTCTATTACGTCTTAAAGAGTTACAAACCTTGGTGATTGCCATATCTTGACCGATAATTGCTCCCTTTAATACTTTGTCAACATCTAACAGTTTCTGAGACTCATCCTCACTAAGTTTAGTAACAGGAATATTTGTAGACACAGATATGATTTCTAATATGCCCTCCTCATCTACTACTGGTCTCTCTTTTAGAAGTTGATCCTCCCATTGAGAAACCAATTTCTTTAATTTATTTTTTAAGTTCTTCTCTTTATCTCTAAGATTGGCGGCCTTTTCGTATTGTTGGGAGATTACAACTTTATTTTTCTCTTCTTTAATATCCTCTATTTGTTTTTCTACTAATTCTATCTTTTTAGGAGGTTTCATACTTACCGCTACTCTAGCACCAGCTTCATCTAAAACATCTATAGCTTTATCTGGAAAATTCCTATCGGTTATATATCTTTCTGCTAACTCAACACAAGTCTTAATAGACTCATCCGTATAAGTTACTTTATGGTAATCCTCATATATGTCTTTTATATTTTCTAGAATAGTTAAAGTTTGTTTTTTAGTTGGTGGTTCAACCAATACTTTTTGAAATCTTCTTTCTAACGCACCATCCTTCTCAATATGTTCACGGTACTCATCAAGGGTTGTGGCACCAATACATTGTATCTCACCTCTTGATAATGCTGGTTTAAGAATATTAGCAGCATCCATTGACCCTGAGGTATTTCCCGCACCAACCATGGTATGTAATTCATCTATAAAAAGAACAATACTTTTATCTCCTCTCACTTCATCGAGAAGACCTTTTATCCTCTCTTCAAATTGACCCCTATACTTAGTACCCGCAACTAAAGATGTTAAATCTAAAGATACAACTCTCTTACCCATTAAAGGTCTGGGGCATTTCTTATTATTAATCTTTATTGCCAATCCATCGACAATAGAAGATTTACCTACCCCGGGTTCACCAATAAGAACAGGGTTATTCTTTTTTCTTCTACTTAGGATTTGTGCAATTCGCTCTACTTCTGCTGTCCTCCCAATTATTTTATCTAAATTTCCGTTTTTAGCTTCTTCGCTGACATCCCTACTAAAAGCATCTAAAATAGGAGTACTACTTGACTCCTTAGTTTCCATCTTACTTGACCCATCGTCTTTTTGACCAAAAGGTTCTTCATTATACATCATACTCATATTTAATAATTCTTTTTTATACGTTTTATATTCAACCCCAAATTTAGACAAAAATCTTGTAATAGCCGCATTTTTTTGAAATAATATTGAAAGGGCTAAGTGATGGGTGTTAACTTCTTTATCTTTAAGGAGAAGTCTTTCACTATTTACATTATCTAAAACCATTTGTGCTTCTGTGGTGAAGGGAATAATACTATTGAATGAGGACTCAATCTCATTTATATGTAATAACTCCTCAACCAATTCAGCAATGGAGTCTAGATCTAACCCTAGATTAAGGAGGAGGTCACAAGCACTATTATTTGCGTGTTTGATTATACCCATAAATAAATGTACGGGTCTAATAGAGGAAGCGTCATATCCTTTGGCCACATCTAGACCAGTCCTTATTATCTTTTTAATTGGTTCTAATTCTTTCATCTATTAAAATATAAACATTAAACAATACATAATAAAGAATTTATTTATTAAATAAAATTGTTATAATTATCATATAAATATTTAACAATGATAGATCCAATAACAAAAGATAAGAGTAAGATTTACAATTAATTGTAAAAAGTACGGGGTCAACTGGTGAATATAATGGGGAAATAAAAATAACCCATGAAAATTCTGCTATGTTAATCTCTGGAAATTTTATAATTATAATCACCTTAGATGGTGGTTACCAGAAAGGAGATATTTATAAATTAGAAGATATTAAGTCTTATCGTACTAACCTAGAAAAATTATAATTATGTTATTAAAAAGAATGACAAACGAAAAGAATACAATAGAGAGTTATTATGACTCCTCTAATATTTTGAAGTCTATCTACCATGAGAGTACCTTAGATCTGGATGTAGTCTTTAAGAGAGGCGCAGTTTACAGGTATAAAAATGTACCTCCACAGGTCTTATTAGAATTAGAACAGGCTAAAAGCCAAGGAAAATTTCTCAATAGTAAACTAAGAGATAAATTTAAGGCAACAAAAGTTGTAAACGTAAACACCCAGCAATTAGTAGAACATATCCAAATGTTAATAGAAGAGAAAAGTAAGGAGTAATAATGCTTTTTATTTAGTATTTATATAATATGGAAAATACTGACTTAAATAAAGCTTCATCTAGTACTCTACAAAATAACAACACCTTATCTCCCGAAGTATGGAATAAAGACGGTGAAAGTTATAAAATGAAACCTGAAATAAGAGAGAGGTTAATAGAAATTTCAAACGATTTTTACGAATTCTTAAATTTAGAAATACCTCTTTTAGATATTACCCTCACTGGTAGTCTATCCAATTACAATTACTCACAATATTCAGATTTTGATTTACATCTAATAATTGATTACGATGATGTGGACGCGGACCATGAATTAGTTGAGGATTTTTTTAATATGAAAAAAACTATTTGGAACACTAGACACGATATAACTATAAAAGATTTTGAGGTGGAGGTTTATGCACAAGATTCTAACGAGCCTCATCATTCTACTGGGGTGTATTCTGTTGAGAACGATAAATGGGAAGTTGAGCCAAAAAAGGAAGACCCAAAAATAGATAAAAACGAGGTTTATAAAAAATCTAAGTCTTGGGCAAAACAAATAACCAACATTGAAAAGTTTTATAAAAAAGGTAAATACGATAAGGTTATCTCACTAGTTGACAAACTCAAAGAAAAATTAAAAAAATATAGGAGTGCTGGTTTGGACGGAGTGGGAGAATATGCTATCGAAAATTTGGTATTCAAAGTATTACGTAGAAGTGGTTATATTGGAAGGTTAAATGATATGAAAGAAGATTCATATGATGAAAAGATGACAATAAAAGAATATAACAAGAAATAAACATATTTATATAATAAACAATTAAAATGGCGGGAATAACAAATTATAATTCAGGAATACCAACTACAGCTATACCAGTTGGAGAATTGGTTGCTTTAACAACAGGGTCTACTGTTAACGGTACTACCTCACAACGATCGTTTAGTGCGTGGACATGTACTAAATTAGTCGCTAGAGTGGCAAGTGCAACAGTTACATTAAAACAAGAAGATACAGGTGGTGCTAATGTAGTTCTACCAGTAGGTAACGCTATAGGTGATACTCTTGATTTCTCTTTTACCGGTTATGACATTATAGGGTGGAATGGTGGAGCTGTAATGGCAATGTGTTACGATTGTAATCCTTGTGGTAGTGGGTCAGGTAATACAATATGGACAGGTACTCAAAATAAAATAGAAGTGCTAGGGTCACCAGCGTTCCAAAACGTAGTTATCCCAGCAAGAGGGGCGAATAGATTACCAGTATAAAAATAAAGCAAAAAAAGACAGACAATGAACAGTAAATTAGAAGGAAAATCACAAATATCAAGAATGCATGAATTAATGAATGCTATGGGTTCTTCTAAACAAACAAAAAACCCTAAAATTCTTAAAGAAGCATTTGCATCTAACGGAAAAATATATGGTGTGATAAAAGAAAACGCTCATTATATTATTAAAGAACAAAAAGGAGGGGGATACGAATATATAAATGGTTTGGCTAATAAAACTGATTTTAGGTATAATTCATATTCAGAAGCATTAAAACAAATGAATTTAATGTTTGGTTCATTAAATGAGGCAACAAATTACAAACAAGGTATGGATTTATTTGAGGAAAAAAGATTTGTACTAAAATTAAAACAACGTCAAAATGAACAAGAAGGTCTAGACATAGAAGATGAAATAGATATTGATAATACTATTGATGTTCCAGCGGCCCCGGAAGGTAAACCAGGAATGCCAACTGGAGACATTGGGGCGGCACCAGGAACCGGAGAAATTCCTCCACCACCACCGGCTAAATCAAGCCCAATGCCAACACCAGAACCAACACCAGCACCAGAACCAATGGATAGACCAATGCCAACACCGACACCAGAACCAATGGATAGACCAATGCCAAGTCCAAGACCTGGACCAACTAGTACTGATGATGTAACAGCACCTCCTTCGGGAGAAATGGATTTTGATGCTGAAGTTGCGTCGATAGAAAGAGAATTAGGTGGAGGTGAAGAATCACCGGAAAAAGAAATACAATCTTTAACAGGTAAGTTAGGACAAGCTTTACGTCAAGGAGAAGCGGAACAAGTAGTTGATACTGAATTAACGAAATATGTTGTAAACTCAGTATTTTCGGCATTAAATTTAGGAGAACTAAATAACGAAGATAAATTAGAAATTATTAAAAAAGTTAAAAATGCTGGTACTGGTGAAGAAGAACCAGGAACACCTGATATTCCAGAACTACCAGTAGGTGGTCCTGAAGAAGAAGATACTGAAATGGAAATAGATGGTTTAGATACTGGAATGGGAGACGAAGAATTAGATCTTGATGATTTTGAAGAATTTGACCAGATGGAAGAAGATATGTTATACGGAGATGGTGAAGCTGGTGGGAGTAATGACGAAGGTATAGTTAACTCTCTTAGGCAATTTGTACAAAATACGGTAGATTCTTATATTGATACACGACAAAATTAAAAAACTTAAATATGGAGTTTTTTCTTTGTTATATAAATAAAATGGGTGTCAACTACAAGGGAGAAAATTTATATGAATTTATTTTTACTAGTAAAGGTAATTTAAGTTTAGTAGATGGTGAGTCTTGGGATAAGACTCCATCAGATGGACATCCTTCACCACCGGACTCACAATATGTAAAATCAGTTGGGTCTTTAACCACAAAAGAAATAACATTAGAAGTAATTCAAGAGTCTAACTATTTTGGAGTTTATGACGCTGTTGATAATATAATTGCTTTAGGTTGGGAAAAATTAGAAGATGATTTTGAGGGAATGGAAAATATTAAAAGACTTTCTTTTCATTATGGAGAATCAAGAAAATCAGTAGAAGATAAATTATATAGTAGAGATATTGTACTGAATAATATTAACGAAATTAAACTAGACATTAATAACTAAATGGGATTACGTAAGTTAAATATTATGATTAATGAGCAGGACGATCCAATTGCTCCATTAAAACAACAATATCAAGAATTAATTAAACAATTGGATGGTATTAAGAAACAGTACCAAAATGCTTTAGAGAGTAAAAGTTGGAATGATAAGATAGCGGCTAAAACTAAAGAAATAGAAACATTAAATAATGCATTAGCAGATTTAACAGCAGAGTCATAAAACATGAAGGAACAGAATAGACAAAATACACAACCACCACAAGGGACTCCACCACCTAATCCAGAAATTGAGAAGGAAAAAGCTATTTGGCAAAAACGTATTGAAAGTAAAACTAGAGAGGTACAAAACTGGTCATCAAAATTAGCTAGGTTACAATCGGCCCAACAAATTGCTGAGGATGTCATGAGTGGATTACAAGGAGGTTATCCTGATGTAGAAGATGGTGATAGTAGTGGGTATACCTTCCAAAGTAAAGGACCTCTAGGTTCGCAACCACAATTAGATGATGAAGGATTTGATACTTTTTATGGAGATTCAGATTCTCATTGGGGAGCCTTTGACTTTGATAGTGGTGGACCAGAATTAGGAGAAGATCCGGAAACTTTAGGCGAAGAAAGATACCAAGTAAATTATAGTAACACAATTGAAGAAGGTACCTCTCCTCGTTTATTAAAAGAAATTCAGAATTGTTACCCTCATACTAAGGGAACACCTTGTGCAACAGGAGAGGTTTGGTGTGAGTATTGGGGGAATGTTTTTCCACACGGATGTTATTGTAGATCACCCATTGGACACAATGGGATGGGATGGGATTGTGAGGTAATTGGTGATTTTGGACCCCAAGACCCAAATGTTGTTCATGCAAAGCCAACATCAACAGGAGGTGATGACGAAGAAAAACATATGTATGATATTGATGATTTAGGGGTTGAGGAGATTACAGAAGGAGAAGAGGCAAATAATTTGTTGTTAGAGAAGGAATGGGCTTCATGTTATTGTTGTTTTGAGTATGATATTTGGGAGGGAGGTAATGCGTTTAATAAGTCACGCTGTATGCATATGCAACAACGATCATCCGAGTGTATAGACCCATGTTTCAAAAGTATGAAAAAATGTAAGAAGAAATGTTCAAGATACGACGACCCAAAAACTCAAAAAACCCCATCTCAAAACATGGAAGAGGAATTCAAATCCAAAGCACAGGCAAGATATTTTCACGCAAAGGCAAATGAAAAAGGAAAAGAAGGTAAAAAATGGAAAAAATGGGCAAAAGAGTTTGGGGACGATACTAAAGATTTTAGTAAATTACCGGAAAAAAAGAAAAAGAATAAAAAGAAGAAAGTTAAAGAAATACAAGTGTGGGGAGTAAATTCTAATCCAGGATTTGGATTAGGACAAATACCAAGAGATAGTATGACAGATTTCCAAAGTAAAAGCTTTAACCCAACAAATATAGGACCTATGGAGAATATAAACCCTAAAATGAAAAAAGGAAAATTATTGGAGTATCTTTCAGAGTTAACTACCAGAGGAGGTGCAAAAGGAAAAATATATAAGAAAAAAGATTTAACCAAATCTTCTGCACCATATATTACTGAAGCGCCTATTGACTATGGTGATAGACCAGAAAGGATAAATCCTGATATTGAAAGAAAATTATCAACTCAGGATACAGCATTCGGTAAAGATTTCCCAGGTTTTCCAAAAGTCGATGATGATGACGTAGTTAATAACTATGAGGAGTTAATAGCAACTAATAGATTCAAAACGGTTGTTGATAATTTTAAGAGATATACGGGTGTTGAAGGTAACGCTACCGATATGCAAAATTTAATGCAGTTACAAGGTATGATGATGCAGTCATTACAAAATACTTTAAGAATTGAGGCGAGTAATAAACAAAGATTAGAAGACTTAGCAATAGAAATAGTTACTAAAGATTTGAATGTACCTGAGGGATCATTACAATTTGATGCCGAAATTACAGGTATGAAAAAACTTAGTAAAGACGATATGAGAAAAAAACCTCAGAATCAAGAACAGAATTTGGAACAAGAAGAACAAACTCTAGAACATATGGAGGAATTAGATTTAGAGGTGGCTAAAAGAAGATTCATAAATTCAATGATGCAAGGTTCGGCTAAAAAATCTTTATATCTATACCACATGGTTAGCGATGAACTAAATGAAATAGACCCAACTTTAATGAATCTTTATGGTGTTGTAATTTCAGCAAATGATTTAATGTATTGGATTATGCCAGATATGATGGGTGCAGGTGGAGGAGAAGGGGCTCCAGTGTTTGGAAAAGAAAAAATAGACCTTTCTACTACACCACCAACAGTAGTGGCGAAAGGAATGACCTTTCCTGTTTTAGTTCATGAATTACATAAAGGTGTTATGGAATATCTTTCTTTACATGGTTTACCTGGTGATAAAGAATTAAGACAAAAAGTTATGGATAAGGCTGACTTTTTAGAAGACGAAATGTGGGACTTAAGATTAGGGCCTGGTTTATGGGAAAGATTTATTGATGCAATCGGTGCGGACGACTTTGATGTTAAAAATCACCTTTATACCGAGATAATTCAAATGCCAGCAAAAGAATTTTTATCGTTTATGAAAGAAGTACAATCTGGAAGTGAAAAAGGAAAACAAATGATGGTAAATCTAGCTAAAAAAATTAGGGATGAAATTCAACAAGATGATTATGAAGAGGCAACAGGTGAATATGGAGATGATGAAGAAGTTGGAACGTTACCGAGTCCGTCTGAAGAAATTGATATTGATGATTTGTTCCCAGCAGGAAGTGAACCAATAGAACAAGAAATGGATATAGATACACTTTTAGATAAAATATCAGATGGTGGTATGGAGTCTTTAACACCAGAAGAATTACAGTTCCTAAAAGACCAATCATAAATCTTTATAAGTGTTATTAAGTCCTTTATATTTATAGTATATGGGAGAAAAGATGAAAAATAAGAAATTAGAGACTTTAATGCTATGGGCTAAGTGTAAATCAGACCCCGCATATTTCATTGCTAATTATCTAGAAACCTTTGACAAAACAAAACAAACTTACGTAAAGTTTGAGCCGTTTCCTAAACAATTAGAAGCAATAAAATCATTTAAGGAAAATCGTTATAACATAGTATTAAAATATAGACAAGCTGGTATATCTACATTAACGGCGGCTTATATTACTTGGTTAGTGACTTTTGCACACGCAGATAATCCAGAAAAGGTTCTAATATTAGCCAATAAAAGAGAAACAGCAATGGAATTCTTAAACAAGGCTAAGGTATTTCACTCTCAATTACCTAGATGGGTTTCTGTTGATATTGGGGATACTAATTCCAAACAACACGTAAGATTTACTAATGGTTGTGAAATTAAAGCTGTAGCAACTTCTGCCGATGCTTTAAGGGGTTATACACCTTCTTTATTAATTTTAGATGAGGCTGCCTTTATTGAAGGAGGACAAGATGTTTGGGCGGCTTGTCAAGCTTCATTATCAACAGGTGGGGACGCAATTTTAGTATCCACACCAAATGGGTACGATCCAATATATCACACTACATATGATGGTGCTAAAAAAGCAGAAAATGATTTTAAGATTGTAGAAATGCGTTGGTATGAAGATCCTAGGTTTAATAAATCCTTGAAGTGGGAAAAAGAAGGCGAGGAGACCATACCTGATGAAAGTCAAAATTTTGAAAAGTATGCAGAATATGTAAGAAATGGATTTAACCCAACAGCACCGTGGTATTTGGAGATGATAAGACAAATGAACGGAAATATGCGACTAGTAAATCAAGAAATAAATTGTGATTTTCTAGGTTCAGGTGAAACTGTTATTGATAAAGAGTGGATAACTCTACAAGAAAAAGAAAATAAAAGAGAACCAGTAAGAAAAGAGGGATTCCAGAGAGAATTATGGATATGGAAAGATCCTGAACCCGGTAAAAAGTATGTAATGGGAGTTGATGTGTCTACTGGACAGTCTGACGACTTCAGTGCTTTTAGTATTATTTGTTTAGATAGTGATGAGGGGGAGGAACAAGTTGCTGAATATTATGGAAAGATGCCACCTGACGAATTGGCGAATTATGTTTGGCAAGTAGGTAATCGTTATAACGCTTATGTTGTAATAGATATAACAGGAGGGGTAGGATTACCGACATCCTTAAAGTTAAAGGAAATGGGTTATTCGCAACTTCATTATCCAAATGGTGATAAAAATAAAAACCCAGGTTTTAATATTGACTCTAATAGAAGGATAGTTGTTAGTGAATTAGAAGAGTCGGTTAGGACAAATAGAGTAAAAATAAGATCTGAAAGAACAATTGCCGAAATGACAACCTTTGTTTTTAGAAATGGAAGACCTGACCATATGGTAGGTTATCACGATGATCTTTTGTGGGCGTTAGGTATGGGATTATATGTGGCTAATACCACATTTAAGGAAATTGAAAAAAATAGGAATCATACCGCTGCGATGATAGACAGTTGGATGACCTCAGAAAAAGAGAATCCACACATAAATTCAATCAAACCAGCACAAGAAAAACAGTCAATGACTCAATCATTTAATAATCCAAATCCAAACACTCCTAGGAGAAATATACCAGACCCTATGAATCCTTTTGGTCCGATGAACCCCAATCCTGGACAACTTTATAGAGAACATGGGTGGTTATTTGGTGGTATGATGGGAAGAAGACGTAATTAGGGTTTATCTTATGAACTTTTTAGTTTATCATTATCTATAACTATTTATATTAAAATAAGATAAATTAATGGCCGATAAAAATTTAACAATATATCAGAGATTACAACAAGTATTTGGTGCGGGTGCTATGAGAAGAGATGTACCAACCTACAATGTTGATCCTAGTAAAATAATATTAAAAACACCATCTAAAGCTGAATTTGACCAAGAAAAACTTCAAGCACAACAAACAGCTTTTCTAAAAAATCAATGGAATAAAGTAGATAGTGAACTTTATAACCAAGCAATATATTATGAAACTACTCGTCTAGCCTCGTTTTATGATTTCGAGTCTATGGAGTTTACTCCGGAAATTGCCGCGGCTTTAGATATCTACGCCGAAGAAAGTTGTACTCCAGATGAGAGCGGTACACTTTTAACAGTAGAATCCGACTCTAGTAGAATAAAAGATATTTTAGATAATCTTTTTCACAAGATTTTGGACTTACATGCTGTATTACCAGCATGGACGAGAAATACATGTAAGTATGGTGATAATTTTGTATATCTTAAAATAGACCCTAAACAAGGAATTATTGGGGCTTCACAATTACCCAATATTGAGATAGAGAGAAAGGATGAAAGTAGTTATTTAACTTCTCGTAAAGCTGGTACTTATGGTGTTGAGGGAGAAGAAGAAAAAGATAAAAATATTAAGTTTGAGTGGAGAAACAAATCAATATCATTTAACGCTTGGGAGGTTGCTCACTTTAGGTTATTAGGAGATGATAGAAGATTACCTTATGGTACTTCTTTATTAGAAAAAGTACGTAGGATTTGGAAGCAATTATTATTATCAGAAGATGCGATGATGATTTATCGTGTAACAAGGGCACCAGAAAGAAGAGTATTTAAGATTAACGTTGGTAATATTGATGATCAGGACGTACAGGCATATGTACAAAAAATA